TTATCGCATTTGTGCGATTAATAGATACATCATACTATATCTTGATTCAGATGTCAATAGTTTATTTAATAATAAATTTATTTCAAAAATGTGTTGACAATCTCTTGACAACAGGGTATATTTACTATGCTGGGTTTGAGAATGAATAGATAGATCTAATGAACCATCTTAGAGTCTGCCGAACCATATGCCTCATCCCACTCTTCTTCCATAATATCATCTAGTTCTTGGTTGGTGGGCGCACCAGATAATACACTACCATCTTCTCTTTTAGATTTACTCACACAATAGTCATAGAATTTAGTTAATCCCAAAGACGCTTCTGTTAGCACTATAATCTGAGACTTTGGAATATCATAAGTGTCAGTCTCGGCAAAGTGAATCCATCTCTGTAAAGACAATGCCTCTTCAATACCATTTCTGGTTGGTTTAGGATACGAATTTAACTTCATAGGGGAAACTACACTAAGGTAAGGCTTCTCCACATTTTGAACAACATTACAAATTATTTCCTCACCGCTTGACAGTTTTAGAATTTTAGTTGTCATTTTATTTTTATCCTTTTAATTTCATAATCAAACTGTTCTTCATTGTATATATTTATTCTTTCTAAAAAGTGATTAATAGTGAAATTTCTCTTTGATTTGTATGTGAGGTCGTCTGCAATGTCAAAGAGGGTAGCAGAATCTTTACTCTCACTCCTACGCAATCCACGACCAATCGACTGCAGCGTTCTAACTCTGGATTTACTTGGAGATGAGAACACGATGTTGTGAAGGTTACGAATATTGATACCAGTAGAAAACGTGCCATACGATGCGACAATAATCGCATCTTTTTGTTTCTCTGTAATTGCACGAATATCTTCTCTTGTTTTGGTGTCCGTTCCACCGAACACATAAAATACTTTTCTATCTGTTTTTGTCTTTATCATTTCATGGATAACACTTCCATGTTTCTCTACGAACTGAAAAAGCACAAGGGTATTACCTTTTAATGTCAAACTTAAATCACGAATAAACTCATTCCTTTTAGGGTGAGTAACAATAAAATCTATCTCATCTTGATAATTCATATCCTTAACAAGTTTACACTCATGTTCTGGATATGTCAATACCAAAGACTTAATCTTGAAATCAGCAAGTGTCTTTTCGTCAATTAGTTCTTTTGTGGTAATGACTTTATTTAGGGTGCCAAACAATCCTTCCAGTACCAAACGATGTGTTTGCATACCGTCAAGCGTTCCTGTCAAACCGAATCTATATTTACATAGGTGCAGTTTTGTGAGAATGGATGTGAGTGATTTCGCCTTAAACAAATGTGCCTCATCACCAACCACCATGCCGAATTGTTCAAAGTATTTTGTGGGCATCTTGTAAAGAGACTGCCATGTTGATATGACAACATCCTTTGTTACATTTCTGTCGTGTCCACTATACACCCTTTGCATATATGCTTCCTGCCATCCATAGTCGATAAAGTCAGAATACATTTGTTCAACCAAAGATGTTGTGGGAACAAGAATAAGAATTTTATCAGTTGATGTTCCTTCCAAAAGTAACTGATAATATCTTACTAGGATGTAAATTATTAATGACTTACCCGAAGCAGTAGGACTAAGAAGAAGAGAGCGATGGGTTCTAATAGCGTGTTCCACTGCGCTAACTTGGTAGTCACGAGGTTTGATTCCTCTTCCATTGGATCGAAGTCTAAGTTGTCTAATGAATCCATCCAGTATTTGTGGGTCGATATTCTTTTCATCTTGTAATTCCTCACTAAGTGTGTACTTTTCTTCATAGTCTTTTAACCATTTCTTTACATAGGGTAAAAGTCCTACATAAAGTTCTCCTGTCGCTGGTGAGAATAAACGTATCTTTCCATCCCAAATACGATTCCTGTATGCGGGCATGAACCTAGCGCCTGGCACCTCAAACGTAAAAAAGTCTGCAAGAGCACGAGCAGTAGATGGTTCAGTGTTAATCGTAAGATAGACTTCATTCTTCTTTTCGATTGTGGTCACTAAATCGCCCCATCCACAAACTTACGCCATTCTATTGCATTTTTGATATCCCAACCACGAGATTGAATTTGTTTCAGAATACGTTCACACGAATCTTGACACATTCTGTAATACTCCACTTTCTGTTTTGCCTTGATGAGTTCTTCATCAGAGTCCAGATAAAGGGGAATATCTTGTTTTAGTATTTTGTGGTCAAAAGGATTGTCACGATAGACTTCTGGCGATGATTTACCGCCATAGTATTCCCATTTCTTACGTTTGAGTACATTATAAGTACCCTCATTCATAAGAACAAGTTGTCTAAAATTGTTGTAGATGGTTAGGTATTTTTGATGTAACTGTGCAGACCTTAGTGACTCATCACCAAGTTCTAAGTTATCCATTTTCAAATCATCAGCGGCCTGCGCCTGCAATTCTTCAAGTGTCATTATATCTCCATAGTATAAGGTGAGCAGATTGGGTTGTAACTTGCGTTACTATGTTATCTCTTTTTACTCTAAGAGACTCAAATGAAAAGATTGATCAAGTCAACCATTTTCTGCTCGGTATATTTATAATTTCTCAAATTCATAGATATCATATTTCAATGTGACTTGTGCAGTCAATTGTTCTGAATCTGTAACCTGTGTGTTGTATGTAATACCACTCAAAGAAGTAGGATAGCATCCTTTGAAATTAACTCTGAGTGTTGGATTATTTTTGTTTGTAAGTAATGTTAGTGTAGCATCTGATTGCAATGTACTAGGGTCAACTAGATTACCACCACTTGGTTTTAGTCCTTCAAATTCTGCTGTTGCAGTTTTGAATTGTTGTGTATTCTGAGGGAAACCGATACCAATCATCCAATCGTGTATTTCACGATAGTTAGACAAATCTTCATTTACCAGAAATGACAGTTCCAAATCTGCAAAGTCCATTGTGTCACCCATAAACGAGATAGACTTGAAACGTGTGTTCATTGAGGCATCACCAGTAAAACTAATGCCAGGGATATTCACAGACGTTATGAAAAACTCTACGTTTGGAACTTTGAGTAGATTAAATCTAAATTGTGTAGGACTTGCAAAGTCAAGATTGCTGGGTTGTCTCTGCAATGGATTAATTTTAAGTGCCATGGTTTTCTTCCTTTACACTATTTATAACGAAAAAAGGGGAGAGCAAAAGCCCTCCCCCTGTAAGTTTCAGAAACAAGTTTCTTATTATTACATGATGTTCGTAACTTGAACTCTTCTGTAATATACGTTGTCGTTAGCAGTGATTGCACCACTTCTGACTGTTGAACCACCAGCAAATGGGTTTGCAGTAAGACCATAACGTGTCTTGAAACCGATTTTAGGTTGGAAACTGTTCTCACCTACTGCACGAACCATTTGCAATGGAACGTATGGGCAATAGAAGATACCAGCATCGTATGGTGAAGTACCTTTATATCCTACTACGAAGAACTGTTTTGCAGCAGCGTTTGCAGAATATGGGTCGATGTACACTTTGTACCTACCGTTAAGAACACCAGCAAAAGTATTACCAGCATCGTCTACGTTAAGGTTGTTGTTAAGTGCAGGCGAAGTATCAAGTTGTCCTGCCATTTGAAGTGCAGATGCAACATCAGATGAACATACAATCATGTTACCTTTACCTCTACGAGTCTGTTGAGCGATTACGTTTGCTTCTCTCTCAACTTGGAACATAAGTCCTTTGAACTTCTCAACACTCCAACGTCCGTTTGAATCAACGTCCATGTCGAAGATACCAGCAGTTGCTGTATCTGTCTGAGCGCCTGGTTTTGCAGAAACATAAACAGTTCTAACAACTTCTCTGTTGATTTCGTTAAGAATTTCACCAGAAAGAATGTTAGCAAGTTCAGTCTCAGCGTCAAGTCCGTGAACTGCTTTAAGGTCTTGTGCAAGTTCCATTGAGTACTCTGCTTTAAGAGCACGTGACTTTGCTTCTACTGAGTTCTTCTCGATTGAGAAAGACATTTCAGCGAATGCGTTGTTTGCCGCATCACCCAATGCTTCAGCAGTTGCAGTAGTCATACCACCGTCAGCAGTATAAGCGCCTGGCGAACCATCGTTCAGTACTGCTGGGTTAGTTTCACCGTTAGATGAAGTACCGGCAGAGCCTGGGATGTTGGTGTTTGCAGCAGCACCAGAGAAAGCAGATTCTGCTTCGTCATAGAATGCTTCTGTTCCGTTATTCGCCTTGTAACGTGAACGCATTGCGAAGATAAGTCCAGTTGGGCCTGTCATCGGTTGTACGCCAGCGATATCATAAGCGATAAGGTTAGGCATAGCACGTCTTACGAGTGAAATTAGGATTGGATCCCAATTATCTACGGCAGAACCTGTGCTGTTAGTTGGAGCAGCTTCTCCAAGGAAACCTCTGTCCTCTTTAAGTGCTTTTTCTTGGTTTTCCAAGATTATAGTGGTCACTGCCTTACGATAAGAATCATTGATCTCTGGAAGATCATTGTGTTCTAGGACTGGCTGCCACTTTTCTTGTAGATGTTCTGTGTTGAACATTGTATTTTCTCCTTGATTGAGTTTTCTAATAATATTTATAAAAAACTGATTTTTGGAACATTATTTCTTCCGCAAATTAGTCTTTAGCCCGCTTTACATTTTTACTGATTGCTTGCATATAAGCAGACATTGCACCAGTTGTATCGTAGGATTCTGAACCATCAGTTTCAGTGTCCACAGATTCAGCGATAGTGGTTGACTTAGGGAAATAACTTTCCTTAAGCGTGTCGAGTTTTTCTTTGAAGGATTCTTCATTGTTGAACTCTACATCTTCTGCAAGAGACTTGAACTTCTCAACTTCCGTATCGGCAAGATCAGAAGCAACCTCTGCAAAAACACTTTCACGAACAAGAACGTCATGTGACTTTTTAAGTTCAGCAGTCTTTTCAATCTGTTCGTTCAGTTTTGATTCTAGTTCGTCAATCTTTTCAGACTGAGTTCCAAGAATATCATACTTTTCGTCTGGAACATCAATGTAATGCTCTTCAAAAAGTGATTTAAGACCTGAGATGAAATCTTCAGCAATTTCACCTTTGAGACCACGCTCAACGGCAATTTCGTTTTCTTTCATCCACTCTTCTACAACATAGTTCATGTATGCGTCAACCTTTTCAGTCAACTCATCACGGACTCTATTGACTTCTTCAGCAACTTCTTGAATCTTTGAAGATTCAATTCTCTCAACTTCTGAACGAAGTTTTGATTTTACAGCAGCTTCAAAAATTGTAGACGCCTTAGTTTTGAATTCCTCAGAAAGTTCCTCGCCCTCTGTAAGAGCAGCAACGTCCTCAGAAACATCGACAGATGAAAGGCGATCTTCAAGAGTTGATTCTTCAACCTTCTCTTCTTCCTTCTCTTCATCTTTTTTCATCATAGCGCCGTATGCAGCTTTCAGTTCTGTTGCTTTCATCTTTTCCATTTCGGAATACATGGCAGCAAGCATATCTGACTTCTTCATTGCGCCTTCTTCTATTTCCTCACCATCGTGATCCAATTGATCACCAGCAGCAAGAGGTTCTTTAACCTTAGTAGCAGCAGCGTCACCGCCCATATCACCTTTAGCACCTTTTTGTTGAGCGTCACCAGAAATTTTCTTTGCTTTCGCAGCATTACTGTGCGAAGCACTTTTTGCTTCTGGACTTGCTTCACCGGCACCGCCTAGGTCTTGGACTTCACCCTCTGCTTTTTCCATTGAATCACCTTTAGCAGCACCCTTTTTAGGGGCGTCATGCGAAGCTTCTTCAAGTTCCGCTTGCACTTCTGCTTCTAGTTCCTCAATTGTCTTGTCTAGTTCTGACATTGGGATTTTCTCCTTGGTTTGTTATTAACATATTTATAATGATTAAAGTTTTGACAAGAATTTTGCAAAGGCAAGTGCGGAAACTTTCTCGTTTCGTTGTCTTACCCCTTCATTAATCTCATCTTTGATGCCCTGTATCTCTACTTCTTTTAGCAATCCATTATCCCAAACCCACTCTTTACCTTCCATGATACCTTCAACGAAGGCCTGAGGTGCAGAAGGGTCTGCAACAATATCTGCCGCAGTAGCAAGATAAAAGTCATCTTTCACATAGTTTGCACCACTTTTATTTTCCAGTGAACCCATACCTCTTGAAGAGACACCAAGTTTACCACCGTCTTTTATGAGTGCTTTCGCAATTTCCCCCATTGGAGTTGAGAGCAGTTTCGCCTCACCAATAAAGTTCTTTCCATCAGCTTCCAGTTTTGTGATCATGTGCGATACTCTGTCAAGGTTGACAGTAGGGCCCTCTGGATGTCCAAGTTCCCCGAAGGCACGACCTTCAGCAACAAATTCTTTGTTATACCGAGCGACTTCTTTTGTAAGTACGCCCATTGGGTAGATACGACCATTACGGTTTTTCATATCTGCCTGCATGAAGATTCCACGAATCTTCATATCCTTTTTACCATCCTCTTTTTCTTCAAGAATGTATTCTACGTCTTGTATCTGTTCTGCAATAAGTTTCATGTTAGAACCCCGCTGATACTATTGGTGTAATAAACAGTGATGTTGCACCACGAAATCCTACCCCAATATCAGTATGGATAATAACACCAGCATTTGCATTAATTTTGATTGAACCAGTGTCGCCATCATCAGCAGCATTTCTAATTGTAACTGATTGTTTAGAACCATTGTTAAACACATAATGTGCAGTGTTTGACTTACCCTTAGTAGCTCCAGTGGCGAGTGCTTCTTCTGCTCCGATTATCTTCATGTTACTTTCCTTAAATTGATAATACCTCTGCCTCAAAATAGTCCATAAGTGCCTTTGGCGGAACTTTGAACTTCTTTGACACCGAAGTAATAGTTTTGTCAAAAGTATTTAGGAAATCCGAAGGTTTACTTTCCATTTCCTTAAAAATAGCATCAACAGCATTCTTCATCTTAGGAGATAACTTCTTATACTCCTTAGATGTTTTGTGCTCGTCCTTCTCTGGCAAGTTCTGTGTGAACTGTGAAAGAGTTTTACTCACTATCTTCTTCTACCTCTGGTACATGATGCGTTACGAACGATTTCGCAACATCTTGTCTTTTTGTTTCTAGTGCGTCACCCACCTTTGCGGCAAGAGAATCATTAAAGTGTTTCTCTGCGGCAAGATTATCGCCATTACCAATTGCATCTACGAAATTTCTGATTGTATTTTCCATTATCTATCTCCTAATTTTGGATCATTGGCAGCAAACATTCCGTCATCTTCTGGAGCGCCCATATCACTACCACTTTCATCTTTAATCTGATTTTCAATTTCTTCAATCTCTTCATCAGTCTTTCTAAGAACATTCTTTCTGACATACTCTTTTGAGAAGTATGTACCTACATAACTTTCAATCTGTCCGAGCATATCAATTCTGTTCTGAAGCAGTTCTGCATTTTTTAATTCTGTAAAATGTCCATCTTGCATAAAGTCGAACTGCAAGTTTTCTTTAATAAGATTCCATTCATCTTCTGCAATAACACCTTTAAGAATAAGTTGTGTACGAAGCATATCCATAAACAATATGGTAAACTTCTTACGAAGTTTCTGTACAAACTTAGTAAACTTCAATTCATCTCTTGTGATGTTATCAGAACGTCCAATACTGAATGAGTTCTCTGCCTCAAGTCTTGAGATAGGAACATTCAATGAACGATATAATTTGTTTTGGAAGTATTTGATATCGTCAATCTCACCAAGGTTTGAACCGCCTGGCAAGGTTGTAATCTCTGTACCTCTTCCACCTTCTCTACGAGGCAACCAGAAATCTTCCAACATAGACATATGATTTCTATCGTCACGAATCTCACCAGTTCGTGCGTCATACACCAACTTGTTTCGATAACGATTCATCACATCTTTGAGGTATGCCTCTGCCTTTACTTTCGGCAAGTTACCCACATCAATGTAGAAGATACGTCTTTCAGGCGCACGAGAGATACGATAGATAACCAACGCATCCTCAATCATACGCAACTGATTGACAGGTTTGATTGCTTTTGTTAGATATGAAAGGACTGTACCTTTGTGCATATCCACAAGTCCAGATGGACAATATGTAATAGAGTCAGCAGTAATTCTGATACCCGAAGATGTTCCTACATTCTGTTCCCAACCTTTGTCGTTGAACAAGTAGAAATCCTCAACCGACTTAACAAAGTCAGCACCAGTTTTCGGGTCTTTTTCTTTTCTTTGTTCCCTGACCTTCTTAATCTTACGAGGGTCAATGTAACGTACTTCTTTAATTCCCTTACGAGGTGATTTTGTATCAATAATCTTATGATAATAGATACGTCCATCAACATACCAACGTCTGAATATATCATG